ATTCAAGGAGCAGGTCGCGGCGGATGTGACCGCCGTGTTCCTCAATACAAATGAGTTCGGTGAACGTCACAATCTGGACGGGACAGAGTGCATCTGCGTCATCTCGGGTGACATGACTGAGAAGCGAATCGCCGCCCTACACGGCGGATATCGCACACCTGAGGGACTTCACGGCGATTATCTGACCGTCTGCGTGCGGACGGATGACCTGCCCTCTGTGCCGAAACAGGGGACAAACTTCAAGGTCGACGGCAAACGCTATACAGTGGACACATGCACCGAGGATATGGGAATGCTGACCATTACACTGGGCGCATTCCGTACGGGAGGTGGATTCCCATGATTGAGATCGATGACAGTGATCTACAGCGGGCGGCAAACCTGCTCAAAGAGTTTCCGGGAGCGGTTGAAAGTCTCTCAAAACGTGCCGTGCGGAGTTCTGTCAAGGGCGTGCAGCGTGAGGCAGCGCAGAAAATCGCAGAGCGGTATACGTTCCAAAAGAAACGTATTTCCGGTGCAATGCGCGTCTCATATCGCGGCAGCGGCGCAGTATTCTCCGCACGCGGGCGTGTGAATGATCTTGCGTATTTCAAGCACAACCCGAACCGTGTGCCGACGAAACGCCCACCGAAGGGGAAGTATCTCTATAGCGAGGTCGTACGCGGGCAGGGCGGGACGATTGCACACGCTTTTCTTGCACGGATGCAGAGCGGTCACGTCGGCGTATTTCATCGTACGCATGGGAATGAATCCATGCCAATTGCAAAGAATTTTGCACCGTCCGTGCCGCAGATGCTCGGGCATCCGAGCATAAGAAGCTACATGGAGGAGCGTTTGCAGGGGCGGCTTTCGGTGGCGGTTGACCGTGAGGTCAATAATTTCTTGGCGAGGTATGGACGATGACACCTGCAATGCTTGTGAGTGCCGTTGTTCGCGAGGTCGAAGCGGCAACGGCGAATTATCGGATGAAAGCAGAGGGGCAGGGAGATAAGAAAGTCTCCGTCTATGCGCAGCACATTCCGAATGATGAGTTTAAGGACGACACGTACTATCCGCTCGTTGTTGTCAGCTGGCAGAAGACGGAAGATGTGACAGAGCCGGAGAAGGTCGGCGCGGAGGCAACCATCGGGCTGACGTTCGGCGTATACGGCGAGGATAAAGAGGCGTGGCGTGACTTGCTCTCCATCATGGAGCGGGTGCGGCAGCGCCTTTTAGTTTTTCGCAAACTGGAGAATCGCTTTCGCCTCGTCTTGCCGACGAAATTTGAGACGATCGAGGTGCAGCCGTATCCGTATTATTTCGGCTATGCGACACTGGTCTACACCGTTGCACAGCCGAATGAGCAGATGGCGGCGGAACTGGATCGTATTATGCAGGAGGATAATACATGAGTGAAGAGATGAAGAAGCAGCAGGATGCACCTGCTGTCAAAGCGAAAAAGGCGTCACCTGTGCAGGAGCATACGGCGGAGAATTATGTCTACATCGGCCCGAATCGTCTTGCGGACGGGCTGAAATGCTATACCGTCTATCGCGGCTATCCACATGAGGTCGTCGAGATGGCAAAGGAGAAGTACGCGGGCATTGCGCGGCTTTTTGTCCCCGTGGAGGAGCTCGGCGCGGCGATGGCAGAGGTCGTGCAGATGGGAACGCCGCTCTATCTGGCAGCTCTTGAAGTGGAAAGAGGTGAATAACTATGGCATTGGGTTACAAACACGGCGTATATACGAATGAGCGAGCAACGAGCCTTGTGCCGGTGACGGCGACCGACAGCGGGCTGATTGTCGCATTCGGTACAGCACCCGTCCATCTGGCGAGTGCGCCCGCGGCGGTCAACACGCCCGTGCTCTGCTACTCCTATAAGGAGGCGGTCGCGGCTCTTGGCTATGCGGATGAGTGGGAGAAGTACACGCTCGCAGAGGTCATCAAGACGCATTTCGCACTGTTCAACATGGCGCCGATCGTGCTTGTGAATGTCCTCGACCCTGCAAAGCACAAAGAGAACGTGCAGGACAAGCAGACGGCGATGGCGGGCGGCATTGTCACCATGACAGAGCCGGTACTGCTGGATACGCTCAAGGTAAAACTCACAGCGGCGCATCAAGAACTCGTGAAGGGTACGGACTATACGGCGGCATACGATGATGAAGGGCATGTCATCATCACGCCGATGGCAGGCGGCGGCATTCCGAGTGGGCAGACGGAACTCTATCTGAGCTACACCATGCTTGACCCTGCAGCGGTAAGGGCTTCGGACATCATCGGCGGCATTGATGCGGTCACGAACCGCACGGAGGGGCTTGAACTCATTGACGAGGTGTTCCCGCGTTTCGGGCTTGTCCCCGGCATCATCATCGCGCCCGGCTGGTCGCATGATGTGACCGTCGCAGCGGTCATGAAGGCAAAGGAACACAACATCTGCGGACATTTCAACGCGATTTCCATTTGCGACATCCCGACAAAGGAGGTCAAGGCGTACACCGCCGCGAGCAAGTGGAAGAATGAAAAGAACTTTGCCGATAAGGACTGCATTCTCACATGGCCGATGGTGAAGCTCGGAAACGAGAAGTACCACCTCTCCACGCAGATCGCCTCCCTCATGAATCGTACGGACAGTCAGCATGACGATGTTCCGTATTACTCGCCGTCAAACAAGAATCTCCAAGCAGATGGAGCGTGTCTTGTCGATGGTACGGAGGTTTTTTTGAACTCTGCAAATGCAGGTTATCTGAATGGACAGGGCATCGTGACCGCGTTGAACTTCATCGGCGGCTGGAAACTCTGGGGCAACCGTACCACGGCGTACCCGTCGAATACGGATGTGAAGGACAGCTTTATCACCAACCGGCGGATGTTCAACTGGGTGGGAAATACTCTTGTCACGACATACTGGAGCAAGATCGATGAGCCGACGAATAAGCGTCTCATCGAGACGGTTGTAGACAGCGCGAATATCTGGCTGAACGGGCTTTCGGCAAAGGGCGCGCTGCTCGGTGGGCGCGTGGAGTTCCGCGAGGATGAGAATACGACGACGGAGCTGATGGACGGGATCATCCGCTTCCATGTCTACCTCACACCCGCAGCACCCGCACGGGATATTGAGTTCGTCATGGAATATGACCCCGGATACATCTCGGCGCTGTTTTCCTAAGGGGAGGGGATAGCACATGAAGAAAAAGAAGTTTTCGTTTGACCTGCAGCGTTTCGCGGGCGTGAACACCGTCCGCGACAAGCTCATCAACTTCGAGGTGTTCAAGGGCGGCAACCGCAAGCTCGGCATGGCGGATGTAACCCTGCCGGTCATCGGCTACAAGACCGCGACCATCTCCGGCGCGGGCATTGGCGGCGAGATCGAGATGCCAACGCCGGGGCAGACGGAGAGCATGGAGACGGAGATCAGCTGGCGCACCATCAACGAGGACGTGACCGAACTCCTCGCCATGCGCTCGCATGACCTTGAGTTTCGCGGGGCGAACGAGCAGTATGACGCTGCGACGGGCGAGATCAAAGTACAGGCGGTCAAGGTCAACATTCGCGGACTGCCGAAAAAGGGAAGCCTCGGCGCACTCAAGCCCGCCGAGCATACGGACAGCAAGAACACGCTCGAAGTGACCTATCTCAAGATCACCATCGACGGCAAGCGCAAGGTTGAGATCGACAAGCTGAACTACATTCACTTCATCGACGGCATCGACTACCTCGCGGATGTGCGTAAGGCACTGGGACTGTAAACGAGAAAAGCACTCGCGCATGGACGTGAGTGCTTTTTTGATATCTTTTTGGGAGGTCTGACATGGAAAAGAAAGAGAACATGGAAACTGTAGAGATCATCGAGGAGCAGAAGGCTCTTGATTTCACGGAGCTTGAGAATCGTCTGGATGAACTGGACTCCAACGCATTCATCCATGCGGAACGCGCCTGCCGCATGGTCGGTGATCCGACGCCCGACATCGTGTATAGTGCGAACTTCCGCGCACGTCTCGCAGCAACGGCGATGGGCGTGCCGTTTGAGGAGATCCGCAAGCTGAAACTGCGCACCTATACGGCGGTCATTACGAGGACGCTGAATTTTTTACTGCAGTCTTTGGGCGAAGAGCTGACCCGGCGCAGCAACTGAGATCAATCAGCTTTGCCCTGCGTGAGGCGGGGGCGATCGAGTTTTGGCAACGGCAGACGCTCCGAGAGCTACGTTGCTGGCTGGATGTGATCGAGGAGGAGAAACGGCGCAAATAAAAAGGCAGCGACATAAGCCGCTGCCTCTGCGTTGCTATGACCTTCCAATGAAAATATCTTGAAATTCGTTATAGTTTCCGTTTCGCCTTAACCAAAGACCATACAAGAAGGAAATCAAATGAAAAACAAGACATACAATCAGTTTGATTGCTCCATAAACGAGGGCGAGAGAAATAATAGCAGCAACTATAACGATTGGAATCACAACAAGATAGGTCAACATTTGAATCACTCTCCTTGTCGTATTTGATAAATCTATTATAGCAGAAAAAGGGGGGATTTTGTGGCGGCTGGAAAAATATTTGCCATTTCCTTTGCCATCGGCGCCGTGATGAATGCATCGTTTGGCGCAGCGATGAATCGTGGTTCTGTAGCGATGCAACAGCTGAGTGACAATACACGCTTTTTGAATGCCGAACAGAAGCGTCTGGAACGTGCATGGCAGGCATCGCAAGGAGAAGTAAAACACTATTCACGTGAGATTGCCCGCATCAAACAGCAGTATGATGCGGGGAAAATCTCGCAAAGTCAGTACCAGTCGGCGATGGAACGCGCGCAGCAGGGGATGCGTGCGGCGGGG